CAGTGTCTGACCACAGGTACGGCTCGACCGTGTCGCCAACTGTGGAGCGGAAAAAGTCGTATAGCTCCTGTGCAGTCATGACGCGGCGTTCTCCTAGCTAACTTCCGCTGCTCTTGCCTCGCGGTACGCCACCCACGCGGCTTTCACGTCCTTGTTGTCCAGGTTGGTGAACCCGGTCTCGCGCTCGGTCGCCTTCAGCGACGGCATCGCATTCGCACCGAAGTCACGGCTGTTGTTCACCCCGACGATCCTGTCGAACGCCGTGTTGAACACCGTCTGCCGCTCGGGCGCGGTCGTAGGCGCCGCGGACACCACCTCAGGAGGCAGCACGTCGACCTTGTCCTGCTCCTCGACGAACACCGCGCCACACGCGAGCGCGTCCTTTACGATGTGGGCCGGCACATGAATCGGCTGGTCTTTCTGGAATCCAATCGCGTGGCCCTTGAGCGTGGCCATCGTATACGTACGGTGCAGCTTCATCTGGGGCATTGGGGGATGCTCCTATGGTTGGGGTTAAAGAAAATCGGGGTGAATGTAGTACTCCACGAACAAGGAGCCGGCGCCCTGCGTCGGCACCGTGGCCACACCAGTCCAGGTGAGAGTGATCACGCCACCGGTGGGATAGTCCTTCCCGGTGCCGGACCGGTCCGTACCTGCTGCGTGGACGTCGGCACCGTTCAGGTAGAACGTGCCATCGCCCGCGTCACCAGCGGACATCACGTCGCTGGTGAGCGAGTTGAACGCCGTGGTGGTGACCACCACGACGTGTTGAACCATGGCGCCGGGCGGCAGTTTCAGGGCATCCACCGCGGCGCCACTGCGACCAGCGAAGTCGCCCGCGTAGCTGAAATCAATCCGCTGTGCGACCGGAACCCGGGGCTGCGCGGCAGAAGCGAGGGTAGGCATCCCTTCTCCCTTTACAAGAAACGCCCCGGGAGCACCGTGCCCCCGGAGATGTCACATCTTACTCTTACATCCGCTCGTCGGCACGGTCCTTGATGATGTACAGCACGCGCACCGTCACTTTGCCGGCAGTCGAATCGGCCGCCGTGACGTTGAACGTCCCTCGGATTGCCAGCCCGGAACTGTTCCGGAAGCCGGTAATCCCGATCGCCGTGCGAGCCGCGGTCTTGAGGTCCAACGTGGTCGAGTAGCGCGTTGTGGACGAGGAATCGCCCAGGCTCATGGTTGCTAGGGTCGAAGTAGCGAACGCCGTCTCCACCACGATCTCGCCACCCACGACCACCGAGTTAACCGGCAGGTCAATGATGTCGAACGCCGGGGTGCCGATGGTCTTGAATGCCACTTCGGCTGCAGCGGTGTTCACCATGGTGTCGTCGAACAGGTACGTGAATTCCGCCATCAGCGGCTTTTGCGCTACGACGGTCTTGATCAGCTTGCTCATCTCTCTTCTCCTTGAGTTGTGGGGGGCTCATCACCCCCCACTTGCCTCGTTACTGAGCGACGTAGATCGACATCACACCGAAGTCTTCGGTGGTCGCGTCGTAGATCGAATTGAACTTGGGCTTCAGGAAGCCCAGGATCTTCGCCACGCTGACACCTTGCTGGTTGTCATAGTCGAAGCCCTTCTCGACCCACTCCGGATTGCCAATGTCCGCCATCGCAAGCGCCTGCGCGCCGCAGAAGAGGACCTGGCAGCCGTCGACCGTGCTCGCACCACCCCACTTGGAGCCACTCGCCAGACCGCCGGTGTTGAATACGTGGCGGAACTCGTGGAGGTACATGCCCTCGATCTTCACCGAGCCGCCGGTAAAGAGGGGGTTGGCGTCCCCACGCGGCTGAGCATGACGCAGGGCCAGCAGGAAGTCGCTGTCCATACGCAGCTTCGCCATCGCGAGCGGGGTGAAGAACACATGGTAGGTCTCGTCGCCGCCGGATTCCTTCACGCCACGGATGTAGTGATCCTTGGCGTAGGCCTTGGCGTTGATGAGCATCTTCCAGCTCGGGGTGTCGGTCGATGCCACCGCAGAAGTCGCGGCGGAAGCCACCAGCGTACCCGCAGTCGCGTCCCAACGCAGCCGGCGCTTGCTGCTCGGAGTCACGACGTCAGCCGCGAACTCGAGGCTGGGCAGGTCCGAACCCACGCGCGCTGCACCGTTGGTCTTGGACGAGTAGGCCACGCCCGCAATGGTGAGGAACGCCAGCTGGTCGATCCGATCGGCCAGCCAATAGGCAAGGACATCCTTGCTGTTGTTCCGGAACTCGACGATCGACTTCTGGTCAGCCATCCGACCTTCGTGGCGGTTCGCATGACGCAGTTGGTCGATGCGGATCACTTGGTCGTACGACTTCATCGCCTCTTCGTTCGACTCCAGCGTGCGGTCGCCCGCGACACCGTCGCCTTCGAGGTCAGCGAGGAGAGTGATAACAGCACGGGCGCCCTTGTCCGACTTCTTCAGCTCAGTGATGTGCTGAACGACGGAGTTGGAATCCTTACCCAGGAACTTGTTGATGAAGCTAAAGTTGCGCGCGGCCTTCCAAAGGTCCATTGACCAGGCGGTCTTCTGCTCAGTCGTAAGCGCAGCAAAATTCGTCAGCATGACGGTTCTCCCGACAAAAAACGGTTAAAAAACAACCCTTTAGTTGCCGAGATCTCGCCCTTGGCCTGCGTGTGCAGCTGACTAACCGGAGCTGCCGCGGTGCGCGATATCGGGCGCAAACCGAACTAGATCAGTAGGATAGAACAGATAGCCTGGGGCTGTCAAGCCCCCAGGCTATAGTGTGAGGTATATCTCACTTTGGCATCTTTGCCTTCAGTTCGTCCATCTCCCTCTTGAGGAGCTGGAGGTACGGCATCACAGCCACCACGACCTTCGCCTTCTCTGCGGCGATAATCTCCGCTTGGCTCTGGCCCCCGTCCCTGCGCCGCTGGTACGACCGACCGACGAACCACCCGCCGGCGAGGCCCCCGAGAACCCCAAGAACAGCAATCATGATCTGGATCTCCATTTTTCCTCCTAGCTCATCTTGTTGAAGACACTGTTCACCTTGTTACGCACCTTGGTATACAGCCTGTCCCAAAGCGCAGCGATCTCTTCCTTAGCCGCGTACGTCACCCCAACTACCACCAGGGTCAGAATTACCGCTGCAAATAGCTTCACGGACCACCCCCTCTCAGATTTGCACGCCGGGCACGCCAAACGTGCCCGGGCCGCGCCTTGGCTGCTTCTGCGGTGCAACTTCCATAGGCCTGGACCTCACTGGCACGAACCTGCTGGCAGGGACCAGCGCTATCCGCCCGTCCTCGATCATAACCGCAACTCTGTTGTCCGGCATAAGGGCATAGCACGCAGCCGGCTGGAGCTGATCATCCAGGTAGACGCGCGCGGCCAATATATTCGAGGGCACAGTCGGGTCGCTGCACGGCTCGTCCGTCAGCACAACCCGGACCGAGGCGTCGTCATTCACCCCAACCAGCAAGTCTGCTCCGAACACCGGTATGGCAAAGAGCAATAGAACAACAAGAAGCAAGCGCTTCATGGCAAGCCCCCTGCAAGGAAGGCGCCAGAGTGCCAGACAGATTGCGGGGCGTCAAGTAGGAATAGAGACCCAGGAGACATCAACCGGACGCGCCGGTTTGCGGTCGACAAAGACCGGCATCTGGAAAGTGATCCCATACTGCGGGTGAGTGATCCACAGAGCCTGCTGCGCAGGCTCGTAGCTGAAGTTGTTAGCGTCCGCGTACTCGTCGTATCCCTTGAGCGAGCCGTTCACAATGAGCTTGCGCAGCAGGATCAACTGGTGCCAGTGGCCCATCAGGAGGGTGTCATAACCCATCCCGACCTGCATGTTGCGTGAGCGTTTCTTGTGGTCACCGCGCGTGATCGGTCCGAGCGCCCCGATCATCCCATCCCCACCACGGAACTGGTCGCCGTGGGTGAGCAGGTACCGATGATTGTGGACCTTATAGTACGCGTCCGGCCCGTCGGAAATCAGGAACGAGACCCGCTTGTCGTTCTCGAAGCGCTTGGCGAGGAACTGATAGAGCAGCCAGTCGAAGGAGGTGTGGTTGCGCCCCTTCATCCGCGGCTTCTTCGTTGCGCGCCCGTGGTTGCCAGTCACGCAGGGGACAAACACCCGCCCAAACTCGTCCGCCAGCGTACTGATGCACCACACAAGCACCCCCCAGAGATCCAGGACGGTGGGCATCATTGGCACCTCGTTGGATATCTCTAGCTCTTCATGGATGTCGCCGCTCATCATATCCCCGCCCAGCACGAACACTATGCCGGGGTAGTTTGGGCGCACCATGTGGTGCTTGAGGAGGTCCACAGAGGTAGTGATCAGCGCCTTGGCACGCCGATGCGCAATCTCCAGGTTGAAGTCGTTCGTCCCGTTGATCTGCCGTGGGTCAACAACCTCGCCCCAGTGCCAGTCGCTCGCGAAGAGAGTCGGAGTGCCGGGGTCGGTGTCGGCGACCTTCTTGGGGGAAACAAGCCAGTCAGGTGGCTCCGCGCTGGCTAGGTCATCACGCAGCCCAACAATCTGGCGCTTCACGTACTCCGCATCGAGCGTGACGCGGTCCGCGGCCTTCAGCCGCGTCTCGAGCGATTTGACCCGGCCGGCGAGTGCGGCCTCGTGGCTCGGGGGGGTGTGCAGCGGCTGCGCCCCTGTTGTGGGGGCCTCGACCGTAGGAGTTAAGCCGCGCCTCGCGGCAATCCGGAGCCGGGTTTGCACGCCGCTGCGCGAAAGGCCAATCAGGACAGCCGCCTTACTCTGCCCGTGTAGCATAGTTAAATCAAGAGCTTGCTGGAGAGCTGCGTCGGTGATGTATATGGCCATGAGCTATTGGCGGTGCATATTGAGGTAGCCAGTCTGTAGGGCGAGTTGCGACTGTGGCGGAGTGGTTGACTTCGCTATCTCTACTGGATTCAGGATCTTGGCCGTGCCTTGCCGCTGGAGGGTACCGCCCAAGATCTTGTCGCGCGCCATATCGCCGAGTACCTGCCCGTGGAAATCACGAAGCTTCTGCCACTGCCACTCAGTCGGCAGCTCCTCCGTCCCATCAAGAAACCCACGCAGCCACAGCGGAAACGAATCCGGACTCCCAAGGGTTAGCACTGATATTGTCTGAGGAGGCAGCAGGGCGAGCTTCGTAGCAATTAGCTCCCACTCGAGCTTCGACGGCCCCCGGTCTCCTATCGTCTCCAACACCCCTGTGAGCCAAACGACGAAGTCATACGGCCTCATGCAAAATCCTCAGGAGTCTCGACAACGCACCAGTCATCCGCCAGGAGATCAGCCTGCGACGCGATCCATGGCACAAGATGCCAGTTCACGGTACGCATGTAGATGTAGGGCAGTGTCATCTTGGACTTGGCGTCGGGGACTTGCAGCGAGAGCCACATCCCCTTGCCATTCCACCCCATGCGGGAGAGTTTACGGCCGTCTTTGAGTAGGTCGAGTGCTTGGGAGAAGTTCACAGTACATCCCCCCGCATCGCCATCTTCTCGTCCTCGGGGAGCTTCGCAAACTCTTCCTGCGTCATCTGCAGGATGCTCTTGCTCTCACCCTTGCCCCCACCGGCCTTGTCGTGGTCCTTACCCGCATCGCGCAGATCAGCCGGCTGCTGCTTCGCCGCGGCGGCTGCCTTCTCACGCGCGGAGCGGCTGCGGTCATCACGCGATTTGCCGCTGCCTTCTTCCTTCTTGAGGGCCATGAAGGAATCCACGGCATCCTTCAACGCCTCGACCCCCGAAATGCCATCCCGGCGTGCGGCCAGAACGTAGCGCCCCATCTTGACAACGAGTTCCTTGTTAAAGTCCTCGTGATCCGGATTGAGGGCGTCGTAGTCCTCCTCGTAGCGCGCAAGTGCCTGGTTGTACGCGAACTCCTCCTTCGCGCCCTCCTTCGCCGCCAGTGCCTTCGCGTCGGTGCGCGCGTCGATGAGCGCGTCCTGCAAAGTGCGCATCTGCTTGCGCAGGCTGAGCGCCTTGCCCTTCTCGCCGTCGTTCATCGCGTCGGTGTACTTCTCTTCGAGATCATCGAGCTGCTTCTCGACCTTGTCGACCTCGTTCTCGGCGGCCTTGCGGCTCTTCGATAGCTCGGCCTCGAGCACACCCGCGCGCGCCTCGGCGGCGACCGTCTTGGCCCGCTCCTTGGCGACCATCTCGTCGACGCGCCCCTTCGGCAGGAACACGCCCTTCTGCTTGTCGTCCTTTGGCTTGTCTTCGCCCTTGTCGGCCGCTAGTTTGTCGTCGGACTGCTTCTTATCAGCCGCAATCTTGTCGTCAGCCGCTTTCTTGTCGAGGTCGTCGCCCTTATCGCCTCCGCCTCCACCCCCCTTGTCGTCTTCGGGGGACTGATAGACAGGTCGCTGGGTGAGGTATCCAATCATTGCAAAATCCTTTCAGTAGGGTTGGGAGCAGCGTGGGCCGCCTGAGCGCGCGCAAGCATCACCTTTGAGCGTTCGGCGTCTCTCTTGATCGTCAGCTCCTGCTCGGCCTTCCACCGGTCGAGCTCAAGCTGCTTGTCAAACTTGTACTTCTCGAGCTGCATCTCACGCTCGATCTTCATGATCTCGACGTCAAGCGCACCCTCAGGCTCGCCGCCGTTCTTAAGATCGGCCATGTCACGGTGCGCCTTAGTAACCTTCCACGCCGCGTCGGCGCGGTTCTTCGCGGCACTGGACTCCATGTCCGACACCTCCGCGGAGGCCTTGCGCATCTGCAGCTGTTTTGCCGCCTGCGCCTCGGGTGTCTTGTCCTTCTCCTCGAGCGACTTGGTGATCTCGTGCTTGCGGCGCAACCGGCTCGACTCGATCAGCACGGCGTCGGGGATCTGAACACCGTTCTCGCGCAGGTTTATTGCCTGCTCGAACTGACTATCCTCGTAGGTGTCGCGCTCCGGCTCGGCAGTGGCCACGACGCAGTACTCGCCGAGCATCAGGTCGTTCACGATACGCCCTTCGGGCGTGTTCTGGTTCACCGTGATCGACTCCTGCTCGCCGGTAAAGCGGTCCTTGGTGATGTAGACCAGCCGCTCCTCGCTGTAGTAGGTCTGAACGACGTCCAGAATGTTGCGCGCGAGAATGTGGTCGGTGCGAGCGAGGTTGTCGAGCACCTTCGCACGACCCTTCGACCCTGCCTTCTGGTTCGCAAGCACGCTCTTCGCCGAGACGTCTTCCCGCGCGAAGCCAGCGTCGTAGTCCGACACGCCCGAGATCGACTTGATGTGCTCCTCGGACTTCATCGAGATGCGGTCCAGGCCAGTCGGCACCTGGTTCGGCGTGATCTTCTCTGCGCCGGTGGCGACGTCGTCGAGCTCAAGAACAAGGCCAGACTGTGCACCGCGCTGCTCGAGCTCCTCGACCGTCATGTTCTGCAGCGCGCCGCGCTTGATCTTCCAGCCCGAGTTCGCCGTGGTGTTCACCACATGCAGTTCCTGCGAGCTCACCTTGTTCAACAGCTCCTGCGGCCCGAGCAGGTTCTCGACGAGGCCAATCGTGCGGCCGCGGCGGAAGTATGGGAAGTATGGCACCACGGTGTAGTGGTTGAACGGGCTCCAGTCGTCGTGCAGCACCAGCGCATCAGCGACCACGGTCCAGCGGATCCGCGGCACCTGACGCTTGATCACGGAGAGACCCTGGTTCATCGCCAGGTGCTGCGCGATGCGGTCGCGGCCCCACGCATCAGGCACTGGGCGCGCCTCGCCGGTGGCGACGTCGACAAACTGCTTCTGCATCGTGATCTTCCGGTACTGGCGCTCGATCACGCGCACGTTACGCTGTATCGCGGCGCCGGACTCCGGGTTCCAGCCGTATGAGCTCGGGTAGAACGTCCCGAAGCGATCACGATCGCGCTCGACCGAGTCGTAGCCGTACGGGTAGTAGCTGTCCTGCCGGGTGCTCAGCAGCTTCGCATCTTCCTCGCCGTAGAGCATCGAGATGTCATTCGGCGAGAGCCACTTCGAGATGATCACGTCGCCCCACTTGTCCGGGTCGTACTCCTCGGCATCGGGGTCGATCAGCACATTCTTCGGATTGAGCTGCGCAATCTCCACCTGTCCGCGCAGGTTGTCGTCGAAACCGAGCCGCACATCGAAAAAGCCGCGAGAGCCAATGATCCCGTCGGCAAACACATCCGAGCGCGTCCACGACAGCTGGTTCGACTCGGAGATCTGCATGAAGACCTTCGTCAGCGCGTTCGCTACTTCCTGTGTAGCGCCGTCACTGCGCGGCTGGAAACCGATCTCCACGCGATTGAAGATCTGTTCGCCCATCACGTTCGACAAGGTCGAGATGATCTTGTTGATTGTCAGCGCCGGGCGCTTCTGTGCGCGCAACAGCGCAAGGTCGGATGCATCCCACTGCAGTCCAGCGAAAAAATCCTCGCAGGTGACCGCCTTGCGGACGTAGTCGTTGTGGCCTCGATCCCGCACGTAGCAGTAGCGGTTCCAGGTCTCGTTAGCGAGCACGATGTCCTGCGGCATCTAAGTCCTCGGGTACCCGTAGGACAGACTGAGAGACATATGATACATGGAAATCAAATACCTACGCAACGGCTGGCTCCTCTTCCGGAGTCTGTGGCACACCGGACCAGATCTCATGAACCAGGGACTGAGTGACCGGCACCTCACCCTCCCACTCCCACGCAACCACGCGCTTGCCCCCGACGTACCGCGCGAGGCGCTGGCGCCCGAAATCAACGTACACCATGACCACGCCCGGCTTATGTGCCATCTTCGACCACCTCGTCGTATTCTTCCCGGAACGCCCAGTCCTTTATCACGGTGACATCCTTGCCCTCAATCACCCAGCTGCCCGGGCAGCAGCGCAGCGTGCCACGGAGGCCGACCGCGTAGCCGTGCTCACGCATGGCGTAGTTGCAGCTGGTGCAGAGCTTCTCCCCCCAGGCGCCGACGGGCAGAGGCCTCACCAGCGGGTGCGGGGCATACAGAAACCACCGATGCGCCTGCACTATCGCAGGCTTCAGCCTGACCTTCATGACGCACGCTTAGAATGGCTCGAATACGATCAGCGACAAGTCCGTGCCCACCGAGAGCTGCACGGTGAGACCTGACTCGAACACCGCGCCATGCGGACCAAAAGTCTTCCCCGCCTGGAGGAGGCCGATCGCACAGATGTGCTTCGCCGTGGCACCAACCGCGGTAGCAGTGTTGCGCAAGGTGATCGTCCCGGTCGTGGTGAGCTCGGGGTAAACCCCGAACACACGGCAGCGCGACGAACATATAACGTTCTCTGTGGTGTTGGCCGCGGTGCGGGCGGAAATTGGCATTACCATGGTAGTTCCTCCTAGGGGCCCCCGAAAATGGAAGCGAGCGAGTTTTCAACAGGGTCCATCGCGGCACGCAGCCGGCTGCGCTTTTTCATGCCCTCAACGGCCATCTTGCCTACCGCGCCGGCGCGGTACACTGCCATCAGCGGGTTGGGAATCGCCCAGCTGGCGTACTGGAGCAAGTCCCCGGGCGTGGTGTAGGGTTCCGGGTCCTCGGTGTACGGCCATGCGCGCCCCGCGCGCGTCAGCGCGCGACGCGGGTCACCAGACTGGAACTCGTAGTTTGTTTCCATCAAACGGTTTTTTTCTTGGCCCCGAAGAGCGTCTCCCACAGGCTGGGCTTCGGCACTGCCGGCTTGATACCCTGTTTGGGTAGTGGAATACCCGGATTGGGTAGACTGAGCCCCTCCGCCTCGAGGTCGTCGAGCTGAGATCTGCGGCTGCGGATCGCCGAGCCGGCGCGTTCCGCGCCCCCCATACCCACCATCTCAGGAAGCGGCTTGTCCCCCTGCGCCAGGAGTTCATAATCAAGCGCGGAGCGCTGCGGATCCTGCCTAGGGCCAATCATCTTAGGCAGCGAGCGGTACTGCTCGTCAGACATGGGCGGAGTGCCGAACGGCGACACATATGGCGCAGACTGTGGCTGCGGCACGGGCTGCATGGGGGCAGGTGCAGCGGCAGGGACAGGGCGCTGCGCCTCTTCACCCGCACGCCTCAGAGCATTCTGCTGCTCAAACGCGCCTTGCGTGGTGGTGTTGTCCGCCGTGTGCAGCGGCAAGGTGCCGTACGCGTCCTCCGACAGCGGGTCGCCGGGCATGGGGCGCGAAGTGCGCAGAGCCGAGTATCCGTATGCCATAACTCCCCCTCATCCGTGGACAGGCGACACAACATCCTACAGGGAAACACCAACTTACGCAGCCATGTGGCTTGCGCCCGAAGCACCCATCTCGCTCAACTTGTCCTTCCAGCTCTTCGGCTTACGCTTGCGCGCCTCGGTAGGCGGTGGGTGCCTCACCACCAGGTTCGCCGCCCACGCCAGAGCATCAACAATGTCGTCGTGCACCCCAGCCGGAAACCTCAACAGCTCAATCTCCAGCACCTTCAGCCACGGCGCACTCGCCGGCAGCCACACCCGCCCATGCTCCATCCGGCCCTGCAGCGTCCGCGCCCGGGCGAGCTTGTCCGTCAGGGGCTTCAGCTCCTCGAACGACGGGTAGACAGCGCGCTCCTGACAGCGCCGCATGAACGACGGCCGCAGGGCGCGCCAGATCTGCCCGTCCTCGAACCCAACGAGGTAGTCACCACCACGCGCCACCTGCCACCGGGTCGCCGTGTTCAGGATCTCCTCGACGATCGTCCCCGCGTCACCACGGAAACGCACAATCTCCACGACATGCCAGTTGTCGGCATGGTCCTGCAGGATCGTGGCCCCCACAGTGTAGTCGTTGGTCTGCTTCTCACCGATCGCAAAGTCCCACGCGGTGTACACGCGCAGCCCGGCGCGGTCCGGCGACTGGGGCTCGTAGCGCAGGAACTCCTTCTTGAAGTACGCCCCCTCGTCCGGGGTCGGGTTCTGCTGGAACAGCGCCGACCAGTGCCGCAGCGCCATGTTCGCACGTTTGCGCAGGAGCGCATCAGTGTCGTAGCGCTCGGCGTGCAGCGGATCCCCGGGCTTTCTCAGAAGTTCAAACCCCTCGGGCGCCACAGGCTCCTGATCCGGGACCGGAGGGACCCGGAGCACGGAGAGCGTCTCCGGGTGCCGGTACTCATATTCCTCGGCCAGCGCCGGGTACTTCACCACCTCGAACTGGTCGGCGTGGGGGTCCCCACTCCTCATGAGCGCCTGAAGGCGCCCCGCCAGGTCATCGTCGTTCCACCAGGTCTCGATCACCAGCACCCCGCCGCCTGGCGACAGGCGCGTGTACGCAACCGTCTGATACCAATCGTTGAGCTGGTTGCGGATCTCGATGTTGTCCGCCTCCTCGATGTTCTTGATCGGGTCGTCGATGATGAGGACGTGCGCGCCCTTCCCCGTCAGGCCGCCGCCCACACCCACGGCTGTGTAGCCACCGCGCTCCGTGGTGAGCCAGGACTCGACGCTCTGGGACTCGGGGTTCAGCTTCGTATCGGGGAAAATGGCCGTGTAGAACGGGTCGCGCATCAGATCACGCACCGCGCGACTGAATTTCATCGGCAAATCAAGGTTGTAGCCCACGTCGACGATCTCGTGGTGCGGATTGTGCCCCAAATGCCACGCCGGGAAGCGGATCGACGCCAGTTCACTCTTTCCGTGGCGCGGTGGGATCAGCAACATGAGCCGCGGGCTTTTCTGCTCGACCACTTGGCGCGAAAAACGTTCCAAACGTGCACAAATGTCGTGGTGGACCCACCCAGCCCGGTAATCCCGGGCCGTAGACTCGGTAAATCGGATCAATTTCCGCCGCGAGAGCTCGCGCCGGGCCAATTCCCCGACCAAAACCGCCTGTTTTGGGGTTTTTGTGGCCCTTGCAGCGCTTGCAGCTGCTTTACGCGCAAGGTTTGCCGCGAGCACGCCAGATCGCGCCTCGTGGGGGACAATTTTGGGGATCCGTTTAGGGCGCGGCACACTCACCCTCTAAAAGCCGGCCGGTGGCCTCTCCCTCGTCCGCCAGGCGCAGCAGGTCCTCGTCCGAAAGCGCCCGGATGGCCTGGTGGGTCACCTGACCGGTCACGGAGATGGCTACCTGGTGCTTCACAGCCTCATAGTAGCCGCACATGCGCCCCAACTCGCGCCAGCCCATGATCATGGCGGTCGGATCGCCCTGTACTTTGGCCATCTGGATCGCCTCGGTGAGTCCGTCGATTACCTTTTTGCGGGTCATCGACGCCGCAGCCTCGAACCGCGCGCGCGCGGCCATGATCCCCGCCTGAATGATTGGGCTTCTGCTCAGGGCACCAGCACCGATGCTCTGATCCGAGTACCCGGCGGCGCGGGCCGCGGCTGCAGGAGGCAGTCCTTCGGCTATTGCATGCACAAACTTCGACTGCTTCTCGGTCAGGGGGATCCTGCCGGAGGCGTAGATCTGCGCGGCCGTCATGCCTTTGAGTTTGTTCTTCTTGTTATGCACGACCAGGTTGGGGTGCGTCCGCCTCCGGGTCTCGAGTTTCTGCAGTACTTCGTCAGTGGATTCAAGTCTTCTCATGTCTGGGCGCGAGTATCTGTCTGTTTTGCTGTTTTTGCAAGCCAGGGGTGTCAAAAATAGCAAAGCAAAGCAATCTGACTCGTATTTTAGTCAGAAAAATATATATATTTTTTTTTTTTTTTTCTCAAAAACTGAGCACCTTGAACGCGGGGGTACCCCTCCCTCGTACTACGAACCGGGTGCGGATTCGGATGTGCTTAACCTCTCGCCAAAAGGAGTCTCTTCACTGGACGCGCAAGCGCGTCCAAGCCTGACGTGTTGTGCGGGGGTGTCCCCGTTCCCACCTTAGGAGTACGTGATGTCTGATGCTCGTCTCTTCGAAGCTGCCGCTCCCCGCGTCGAGGTCATTTACGTTCGCGAACCGCACGAAGTGCGCGCTCGCGAGGTTGCTGTCGTCGCCCGTGGCTACGCAGTGGTCGGTGCCAGGGCTTCCGCCCGCGGCGCCGCGATCGCAGGACATTGTGTCCGTGGATTCCTGGCTGGCCTGTTCAAAGGCTAGCGCACTAGTCAAAGCAGCGTAGCACCTTGCTCCCAGGCCACAAACCTGTCAGCAAGACCCCGCCCCCAAGGGGGGGCGGGTACCCCCCACGTCGTCCGTTATATGGAGATTGTCATGAAACTGGAAACCCGTGTTGCTCAGTTGCGCATCGAAATCGAGAAGCGCGTCGCTGCTTTAATCCTTGCCCACGGCAAGGACACCGCTCGCCGGATCGTGATCAAGAGCCACAACACGAGCACCAGCGAGACTGCCAAGCTCAACTGCCAGATCGCCCTGCACATGATCTCATCGCTATAGGAACCCGGCCCCCGAGAGGGGGCCAAGTTCCCGAGCAGTCGAGCACTGTGGGCGCTCTTAGTCCCGCGCGCAAGCGCGCGGAGGCCTGATGTGTGGTGCGTTGCTCTGTTTTTTAACCCGAAGGACTACCCAGAACGAGGACACCATGAACTACAAATCGTTGGTCACGCTCCACATCGCCATGCAAACCCTGATCGCCGTGGCCCTCGGCTACTGGCACTGGGCCGCCGGCTCCGCGTACTTCGTCATCACTGCCGCGGGCTTGTACTGCGGCTGGCCGGCGATCGTGGCGATGCAATCGCTATACGAAGAGCTCAGAGACGCGGAACGGAAACACAAATCCCAAGCAGCAGCGGTAACGATGCTCGTGGACTGGAACAAAAACCGGAAAATCTACTAGCTGGGATGGGAGATCGCCGACGTTCGGCGAAGATCCCGAACGTTCGGCGAAGATCTTAGAAGTTCTTAGTAACGTATAAGCAAACCCTAATATAGGAACCGCAAACATGAAACCCAGCAATAACAAACACTTACCTCGACACCGCGCACGCGGCAAACGCCAACCAGCGGGTAGCAAGCTAGCCCGCAGGGCCCACGCTCAGACCCTAACAAAGAGGTAGCCCATGATCGAAGTCGTACTCGTCTTCGGACTAGTCGTCTTTGCGGGGATGGCACTGATCCTCGCAAAGCTCCCACGGCGCATGTCGCTGTGGCTTCTAGGCCACCACATGTGGCTGGACATCGCAGTCACCCTCATCACCTTGTGGATTCACATGGGCACAATGACTGGCCTGATGGCAGCCGCGGTCGCAGGCCTAACCTGCTCATTCGTCACCAGTTCAGCTCGAACCGTCGTTGGATACCGCCGCGACGGCAAGTACTACCCCGGCTGGATCAACCTCAAGAGGACAACATAACCACCACAAGCCTGACTCGCAGACAACATCACTTAACCAGAGGACAACATGGCCAAGCAAGGCAATGCCAGCAAGATCGGCAACAAGAAAAAACAGCCCGCGATGAAGCGCTACATCGCAGAGCGCCGACTGCAACGCAACAAAACCAAGCGCGTAACCCAGGAGCTCGAGAAACAAAAACGCTTTGCTTCAGTAAGACTCACCGTGCCTCACGGTACGGCCCGCAGAAAGAGACGGCACAACCCTCCTTCCACCACATAAGACAAAAACCTATGAAACAACAAGGCACAAAATTCACCTCACTCGAAACTGCAATGCTCTATCTGCAAGCTGACCCATTGACATCTGATCCCGTGGAAATCCTCGCGGCACGGGAAGAGATGATGGAACCCATCCGCGAGGAACCTGCCCAACCCAACCCCGAAACTACGGAGACTACAATGCCTGGCACCTCCCAAGTCGCACGCTTCTTCAGCGAAGTCACCAAGACCGACCTGACCTGGACCACGACCTGCGCCGCACTCGCGTACAACAACCTCTCGAGCGTCATCTACAATCTGTACCGCAAGTACCAGTTCGCGGAACTCAACGCCATGCGGGACAACATGCCCACGCTGAACCTCAGCGGCGCCCTGCAGAAGGTCGATGAGAAGGATCCCGACCTCGACGAGCGCAATGCTTCCGACGAAGAAACGCGCACCGACTCCGTGACCGGCCACACGCCGCAACAGCAACAGCGGCGCGCTCAAGGCTTCAACGAAGACGACCGCAACCAACAACTCACCCTGTCCACAGACGTGTACGTCGCCGCCATCCGCGAGCTCGACGAGCACAACTGCGCCCACCTCTTCCCCGATGCACAACGCATCGCGGTAGGACAGAAACTGAACATCGCCAAACGCGCCACTGGCGAAGGCCAGGTCGACGCAGCGATGAGCAAATACGTACCCACGGGCTACCTTGACAAGAGCCGCGCACGCCAGATCGTGCGGCGCGAAGACGAGCTCAACAAGTACGACAGCGAGGTCTTCGCCGACCTGCAAGCGATGATCGACAACGTCTGGACCGACGTGGAGATCGAGTCTGCATTCGCAAAACAGGACATTCTCCGCCAGCACACTGGCATGATCCGTACGATCGAGAACCTGGTGCGCGACACGCAGTACAACGCCGTGATCCACGCCAACGCGGACAGTGCCGAAACCAGGGCAGCCACCGCGGCCAACGTGGCGCTCCTGAGCGAGACCCTGCTGAACGTCGAGGACATCACCAACGCGTTCGTGCGTGAAAACCACGAAGCCTTGAACGATGCCCACGACAAAGGCAGAATGATCGCTCAGGTCTCCGAACGCAGGTCTGCACCCGACCGCAATGGCAACACCAATCTGTCGCCGGCCGAGTGGATCAAGAACCTGCGCAGCCAACTGAAACGTCCGTACCACACAGTCGTCAAAGCAGCGTAGCACCTTGCTCCCAGGCCACAAACCTGTCAGCAAGAACCTTGCCCCTCAGGCCACAAACCTGGGGGGCAAGGACTTCAACCACCAGAGACCTGTGGACCTTGACACACCCTCAAACACCTGTCATAGTGACCTCGCTAGTCACCTTCTTCCAGCTTTCCAGTCTCCAAAGTGCATTACGGTAAGTGTAATGCATTACGACTTAAACCCTTGTTCTTACTCACCTTACGACCTTACGGTGCCAAACCGTACTATAAAAATAATTATACTTTATTCCCTATATGACTTTTAAACGAC